GTGAGTTAAGTTCAGTAGAGGAGGGAGAGTGTGAATCCTGTGCAGTTTAAAATTTCTTCAACAGAAGAAAATAAAACCCAAATTAAAGGAATGACTGTTTTCAATACAGAAAAAGTGGATACCAAAAAGCAACCAATGTTTTTTGGTAAACCATTGGGAGTTCAGCGATATGATTCATACAAATATCCAATCTTTGAAAAACTGACTACACAACAACTTGGTTATTTCTGGAGACCTGAAGAGGTGTCTCTCCAGAAAGATCGTGGAGATTATCAAACTCTGCGCCCAGAACAAAAGCACATTTATACTTCTAATCTGAAGTATCAAATTATGCTTGATTCCGTTCAGGGTCGTGGACCAGGAATGGCATTTATTCCATATTGTTCTCTTCCAGAACTGGAAGCGTGTATGGAAGTGTGGGGATTTATGGAAATGATCCATAGTCGCTCATACACTTATATTATCAAAAATGTCTATTCTGACCCATCTGAAGTATTTGATACTATCATCGGGGATGAGCGCCTTCTAGAGCGTGCTAGAAGCGTTACAGAATCATATGATGACTTCATCCAAACAGCACAAAGTTATGGGGCATCTAATGCTTGGATGCATAACCTTGAAGGAGTTTCATACGCCAAGGAAACAATCAATGATGTCAAACGAAAACTTTATAGAGCAGTCGCAAACGTTAATATTCTTGAAGGTATTCGCTTCTACGTTAGTTTTGCTTGTAGTTTTGCCTTTGGCGAACTTAAACTCATGGAAGGAAGTGCAAAAATAATCTCTCTTATTGCAAGAGATGAAAATCAACACTTAGCAATTACCCAAAACATTTTAAACAAGTGGAAGGAGGGTGATGATCCTGAAATGAAGCAAATTGCAAAAGAAGAAGAGGAATGGGTCTATGCGATGTTTGATCGTGCAGTAAATGAAGAAAAGCGTTGGGCAGATTATCTGTTCAAAGATGGAAGTATGATTGGACTTAACGATAAACTTCTTCAGCAATACGTAGAGTGGATCGCAAACAGAAGACTTAAATCAATTGGTTTAAAGCCCCAATACGATATTTCAGCAAACAATAATCCACTACCTTGGACTCAGCACTGGATTTCCTCTAAAGGTCTCCAGGTTGCTCCCCAGGAAACGGAAGTCGAGAGTTATGTAGTCGGCGGAATCAAACAAGATGTTACTAAAAATACTTTCACAGGATTTAAACTTTGAGGTAAATGGAATTATCTGTAGACCAAAAATTAGTATGTGAAATTGACAGAGAAATAATTGATAGCATATTAAAAAATATCACAGAAGAAGACTGGTTTATTGATGATTATCGAAATAGTGCAGGCAGTATGCAAGACACTAATTCTATTCCAATTTTTCATTCTGTTAGGTGTGGTGACAGTCATAATGCACTATTGACAGTTGAGAAAAGACCACTTTTTGAAAAATTTTATCCACTCATATTACCCATTCTTAATAAATTAAAAAGTTATTATGTTTACAATTACCATGCATCTTTTATATCGAGACTAAATCCTCATAGCACTATTACTAAACATGCTGATAGTGGATATTTCTTAGAGAAGTGTAACCGAATACATGTTCCATTAAAAACTAATAAGAATGTTACTTATTGGATTGACGATAAACCATATTATTGGCAAGTTGGAAATATATATGAATTCAATAATCTATTGGAACATGAAGTAATTAATAGTAGTGATTCTGAAAGAATACATTTGGTATTAAATTTATACAATTTATCGAAAGATGAATTATCAATATTAAATAAACCATATTAAAAAATATAAATGTTACCAAAAATACTTTCGCAGGATTCCAATTATGATGAATGGTGCGAACAGGAAATCCTGAACGCATATAAAGAAGCAGCAGAATGTGATGAATATTTGTTTGGAGATTATAACTTTTGTGAAGAGTGGTTAAATGATATTGGATAGATAGAGGAGGTTACACTCCTCTTTTTTATGCCTAAAAATCAACTGACTAAAGATGAAATTAAAGTTCGTGTTTTGAAATTGAAGAACAATCTTCACAACGATCACATTAGACCAGAAATGGATATGAAAGGACTTGCTCATAAATACCTGAACGAAGTTCTTGATATCATTGATGAGTACAGATATTGACTATGAAAATCCTTGGACCTATAATGGAAAAGAATTTGGTTCAAGTGATATTCTGGATTATTATGGTTTTGTATACCATATTCATTGCAACACAACTAATCGCGACTATATTGGTAGAAAATATTTCTGGAGCTTCCGCACTCCGAGAGGAAAGTCTAGAAAAGTTAAGGCAGAATCTGACTGGAAGTGCTACTATGGATCGTGCCCAGAACTCAAGGAGGATATAAAAAAGTATGGTAGGGAGAATTTTACGCGCACTATTTTATCATTACATAAAACAAAGGGCAAAACTAACTTCGAAGAAACCCGACAACTCTTCGCCCACAACGTCCTCACCGAGTCCCTTGACAACGGAACCCCAGCCTACTACAATAGCAACATCCTCAACAGATACTTCCGAAAGGACTACTATGGAAACTCAGATTGAAAGCGAACCTGTAGCACTGGTTCGTGAGTGGGCAATCAATAAGATTGAACTTCTTCACGATGCAGATCGTCATAAGAATGCTCAGGCACTTCTTGCTGAGTTTGATGAGTGGATTAATCTTCCAGAAGGAACAGAAGAACTTGAGTATCTTTGTCTAGAAGATGAAGATTGGACTGATGATCAAGAGGTTGATGTTCGGTAAACCAACCTCTTGACAAATTCTAAATATTAACTTATTATGTAGAAATCCCTGTTATGAGCAGGGTTTTTTATTATGAGAATTTGATTTTGATTTAGAGCCGTGGGCGCTGCCCCTGAGAAGGGGAACTTCTCCTTTGCCTATACGGATGTAGAGTTCAATTAATTTTAATGCAAAATTTCTTTACAGTAGCCATGCCTATTTTGGCAGCGGTTACAACCAGCACGGCATCACTGCCATTCTCTAGTTATAAACTGCAAGGTCCTCCTCCCCCAGTGGAAGAAAAACCTTACTCCATTATCAAAGAGTTTGAACCAGAGACGACAGCAATCCGCGAGGTTGCACCACCAAAACCAAAAGAGTTAAGGCTAATTTGTAAAGGGTGTAATGAACATGAGAATGCTACCCTGGCATTTTTCCAGGATCGTGGTATTAAAGACAGAAACGCCCTTGCTACCATTATGGGCAATATTCGTCAGGAATCTACTTTTATTCCTAACATTTGCGAAGGTGGTAGCAGAACCAGTTGGAGTAACTGCGGTGGCGGTTACGGACTGATTCAATGGACATCTGCCAACAGATATTATGGATTGGGTGATTTTGCTAAGAAGTTTGGTGGTTCTCCATCAGATCTTCGCACGCAGCTTCGTTATCTAACGACTGAAGTTCAATGGCAACGAATTGAAGACAGGATGAAAACTCCTGGTAAGTCTATCAATAGTTACATGGACTATGCGTATAGTTGGATTGGTTGGGGGCATCATGGCGCCCGTACATCATATGCACATGATTATGCTTCCAAACTGATCAAGGTAGAAGTTTGATACAATAAAATAATTAAGGGGTGGGTAAAGGTACTCACCCCTTTTTTAATGTCTTGACATACCCTCACGAAATCATTATAATTACCTTTGTGGAGGTTGATAAGATAAATACTAAGTAAGCTTAAAGATTCTCTATGGATAATCTTCCAGATGAGAAAGGTGCCTTAGATATAATAGCAAAGAGTGGATACTTAAAGGTTGAGAATGAAGACCTAAGTATTTCTCTTGAAGCACATAATCAAGTTAATATTCAACCTAAGGGAAGTATATTTGGTGCTAAGGTTAAAGTAGAAGATAATGGATCTATAACTCCTACATTAACCTTTGATACTAAAAAACTCAGAGAACCTAAAAAGAATATAGATACTGAACAGATGTTAGATGATGCTTTAGAGGAGTATTGGAATGAGCAAGTTTAATATCTTTGAGTTTAAAAGAGGGAAAGAAAAGAAACCCCTTAAGGAATGGATTAAGATCGGAGCAATACTTCATCTGACTTTAGATACCGTTTCATTAATACCTGGTGTAGATAAAAGAAAGGTATTTAATGTATTAGATGAATTCCAACAAAAGCTGGGAATAGATGCTTTAAATGATTATATAATTCAAGATGATGAACTAGTTTCATATCGTATACATAGAGTGATTGATAAGGCAATCGAAGAATATAAAAAGGATGTTTAGACTCTTTGAAATTAGAGATGGAAAGTTTACAACTCTCCCTGATATTAAAGCAAAAAGATTTAAAGACTTTATTCTAAGTTCAGTTATTGTATTGGTTATTGCTTCAGTAGCATCTTTATTGAGAATTGATGAAAAGCATCTTTGGAAGATTTACAATCTAATCATTCAGCATTTCAATTTAGGTAGTGATAGTCCTAAATTAGATAATGAGAAAGAATTAGAAGCAAGAGTTGAATTAGAAGTAGATAGAGCACTTAGAGAAGCAGAAGATGAATACAATAGAATTATCAGAGAAGCAGATATGAAATATGCTCCAAGGTATGTTGAAGAAGAAAATGATGAGACCTTATGTTATACATCAGAATGTAAGGCACTAGCACCACCAATGCGAATATGTTCTGTATGGGACCCTACTTGCCCGACCACTGCTCCAACCGCCACAGAGGGGTTGACTGGGGGTTCTGAGGGTGGTATTATTAAAGAGTCGGTGGGAGACAAACCACCACGAGAACCTGGAAAATTTAGATTCTAATTGCCCCTGTGGTGAAACGGTAGACACAGTTGACTCAAAATCAACCGCAGAGATGCGTGTCGGTTCAAATCCGACTGGGGGCACTTGACAATCTAAGGTCTCTGCCTTATGATTGTCTTGTTCGGGAATATAGCTTAATGGTTAGAGCGCCCTGCTTATAACGGGGTAGTCTGGGTTCAACTCCCAGTATTCCTATCGGGTAGGTGTCCGAGTGGTTAATGGAGGCGGACTGTAAATCCGCTGGCTCTGCCTACGGGGGTTCAAATCCCTCCCTGCCCATTGCCGTGGTTCAAAACTTGAGATAAGATGCAGTGGGGCGCTTATCAAAGAGTTTTGATTTAGATTCACAACCACACGGCATCAC